ACAAGAAACGTCAGGAAATTAGGGAGGCGTTGCATAAAGAACAACTCTCTTCTGACCTGCGTAATCAGTTAGCAAGAAGCTTTCAAGAAACTGGAGTTGACCAGAAGTTGCTGAAGTTGGAGAATACAACGGAAGTGATGGAGACTGTTGGCCACGAGGTTCTCGCATTTGGCGAGCTTATGAAGGATGGACCCCTTCATTTGAAAATTTCCACGTGGAAACAGGTGCAATTCGACTTCCAGAAGGCCCTTGTATGGGCCGATATGAAAGTGGAGGATGAGGAGGAAAATACGAAACGAAAGGAGTGTTACCTCAAACTCAAGGAGTTGCATAAGAAACTGACAAAAGCTTACGCAAAGGAGATGCAAGAAATTTTGTTGGTGGAGAAGGAGTTCCGGAAGGAGGAGCAGGTTGCCAAAGTGGAAAAAGAGGAAAAGTTGAAACAAGATTCGATAGCAGTTACGACAGTAGTTACTGAAGAGCTGGAAAAGAAAATTGATTCAATGAAAGGCCAAATTCATGAGGAAACCCTGGCTTTATTTGCGAGACAGAAGAAAGAGTTGGAAGAGTTGATGGTTCGACTCCATGACGACAAGTACTCTGGTGAGATTCGCACGATGAAAGCCCGTGTCGTTCAGGAGAATGAGGCTAAAGAGCAGAAGTTGAAGGAGAAACAGGAAGCTCTAGAGGACAAAGAACGTGCCCTCAAAGCCCAAGAACGCATGCTCGCCCAGCTGGAGGAGAAACGTGTTTCTGACACCAATAAAACCCAAGGTGTTATCAACACAATACCAGCTGATGCCGTACAAGAGAGTGGAAAGATCGCGAAGGGAAAAGGACCGGCCAAAGTGAAAAACAAGGACGAGATTTTAAACATAGCGGGCCAAGAAACTCCGAAAACAAACGACGGCCAACCGGAGAGCTCAAAGATGGCTGGAAAGAGAGTGGCGACCGCCGATGGAAAGACGGGAACCGTTTTAGCTGTCTTGAATGTGAAGAATCTGCCAGTTCCAATTGGTACACCAGTGAAGGAGATGACTGTAGAGCAGTGCAAAACGACAATGGAGGTGTTAAAGAAAGCCCCTTACAGCGTAGCGGTAGCCCTGATGCAGCCAAACACGTGGTGGGATACAGTGGACAGGAAAGTGAAGACGGCAGCAAAAGTAGAAGCAGCCAAGAACAAGGAGTAATGTGGTGGCAAAGCTTTTACAAAGCTAGCAACAGCGGCATACTTGAGAATGAGATGACGCTGCCTTTAAATGAGGTGTACAAAGATGTGCACAACCGAAAAGGGTTGTGTTGGAGTGTTGCTGGAATGAGTCGTCCGATAGGCAGAGATTTTGAGCCTCCACGGACTGTGAAGAAAGTGGAGGGTTTTGCGTATATGACGGGTATTTACCCGGAATTAGCGCAAATGCAGATGCCACCTAGGGGGGGAGTTGCTGAGTACAACTCCTTGGTGGCTCATATAGCCAAGTTAGATAGTAAGCGTGGAGACGTCTTGATAACTGGTGAATATGACCCAAATTTGATTATGGCTAGAACCGCCAGAACAATACAGAAAATGGCAACGTGGAAGATGTTTGACGACGATTGGAGTTATCAAGCCACTTTGCAAAGGTTCAAGGAGGTAATTAGTGGGGAGGAATCTTTAATTCCTAAAGACAGTTGTCCGGGATTTCCCTGGGCTTGTGATCCGAGTAATCGCAAGAACAGTGAATTTTCTCACGTGAATTACCAACGATTGTGGGAGATAGTGTGGGCCCGCATTTGTGCGATTCTCTCTGTAGTGGAAGAGGAAAAGTACACTATGCGGCCTTTGGATTATGTTAGGGCCAATTTGACAGATCCAACTCGTATGATGATTAAGAACGAGCCGCATAATCTCCAGAAAGTGCTAGACAGAGTTTTCCGTTTGATCTGGAATCTCTCGGTGGTAGATCAGATAGTGGACAAAATGCTTTATAAGCCATTGGACAATCTTATGATTGAAAACTGGGAGGTATGTACTAGCAAGAGTGGGATGCCAGCTACACAAGCAGGCTGGTTTTCCCTTGCGAAGGGTGTGAAGTCTGTTAGTGATACAGCGCGTGATTCAGATAATTCGATGTTTGACTGGAGTGTCACGAAGGATCTGATGTATGCTGATGTGTATAAGCGTAGTATTATGATGGGTATGGCTCCAGAAGCCTCTAAACACTTGGAGGAAATTAAGCAGAGATTGCGGAAAAGTGAATTTTTAACTATTCGTATGATGTGTCTTAATGTCGAGATGCGGGTGCGTCCGGCCATAGTTCTTTCTAATGGTGTAATTTTTGAGGCGGAGCAAGATATAGGCGTGCAGAGTGGAAAATCCAATACCTCTAGCTCTAATGGAAATATGAGAGAGATTTTGGAGGATCAAGTTGTCACCAACTGTGGTTATCAGTTGGCAGAATGTATGGGAACTATGGGTGATGATTTCTTTTGTTCCCAGAAAGGTCCGTTCAATCTTGAAACGTATAAGTTTGAAATGCTAAGATATGGAAGCGTTATCAAACAAGTGAATATCGGAAAAGAGTTTTTCGAGTTCTGCTCACATCGTATAAGTTTGAAAGATGGTAGTGCTATCTACGTGAATAAGGAGAAAGCAATCATGCAGTTTTGTGTGACTAGTTTAGTGGATGCGCACCGATTGGAGGCCATGTTACAATACGTTGGAGATGATGTGTTGGAGATGGAGGAAGTGAAACGTCACCCAGAGTTTGCAGAATGGTGCATTCTTCTTGGTTTGTAAGCAGGTGGGGCTTACAAAATTTTGTAAATATGAGTTATGTTAATTCTAATAATGGAGGCCCTCTCGACGTTGAGGGCATGCTTGATACGGTCACTGCGAATCCTGACACATCGGATTATGCGGTGCCCCCCGATGGTGTCCGGGGTGCTTCAACGATTGCGAAGCAGAAGATCGCCACAGATATATCCTGGACTAAGGCAGGAGGTGGAGGACCATACGATCTTTGGATCGTGCAATGGGACCACGAATGCACAGTCGCAGGAGACACCAACGCTCTCTATTACTGTACAGAGCAGCCGGAAGATACAACTAACTATTTTCCAGGTAATCTGATCGATCCTCTTTTGGCCGCACCGACGTGGTCTTCGAGTGGTTATGCGGTCGGGATGGTGACAGGGGGCTTGTGTATTTACTACATGCCCCAAGGGAAGTCCCCTTTCCCGTCAAATGTGGCGGGTGTGGGGCCATGGCCTCCTCAGTTTGTGGATCAGCTGTTGTATGGAAACGACATGCTGCATGACAATGTGAGAGTTTTGGGAAGCAATTACGAGCTGGTAGACACAACAAATGCGTTAAATCAGCAAGGGAATTGTTACCAGGGGGCATGGGATGCGAATCAGCATGATACAACGATGTATGGCATCGTTAGTATTGAGAACACTGATTATCTCCAATTCCAGCAAGGCAGCGTGCGCAATGCACAATGCCCTGCAGGTTCTACACAGGACTTGGTCAAGCAACCGTCAAACAGAATGGCGGCTGCGAAGCTAGGTACTTTTGTGATGAATCGTTTGGATATGAGTGATAATGAGCCTTCGAATTCGATGGGCAACAATACAGTGTACGAGTCGATAGCCGACCACCCTCTTATGGGGGGTAGAAGGTTGTTTTTGGTGTCATCCACCAACAACACGCTGCAGGTTCAAATCTCCACAGGAAGCGTTACGTTTATCCGCAATGGCACTCAAAAATGTCGTTGCTGGATGACGGGAGTTCAGATGAATGTGACGGTGTTCAATTCTCTGAATGCAACATATGCAGCAACAGTTAGTCGAGAAATGATTGTCCAAGCTTTCATAAGGCCTGGATCTGATTACGCAGCATTTGCAAAGATGAATCATGGTGTTCGAAATACAGCCATTCTCGACCGTCTGCAGAATGTGATGGACGAGCTGCAGATGTTTCAGCCCTCAGATAGCAATAGGAATGGAAAGTTCGCCAAGGCAGCAAAATCGCTTTGGAAGAAAGCCGTTCCAATTGTGAAAGGGGCGATCGGTGTTGCAAATGTGGTTGCCCCCGGTGCCACAAAGAAAGCCGCTGCAGCAGTAAATGCAGCGACGGGGGGTGTAGCTGGCGAAGTGGTTGGAGGGGTCAAGAAAGCGAAGAAGCTGAAGAAACAGATAAAGAAAGAAGTCTTGTCTGAGGAGGCTAAAGCGCTGCGGTATGAGAAGCCGATTGGCCCGCAAAACCTGGGAGCAAAAGCAAGAAAGAAACTTCAAAAGAAACTGGGAGACGAAGAGTTGGCCCAGATAATGGAGCGCTTGTATAGTTCCTAAATCTTCTCGAAAGGTGTTTTCATAGTTTAGCCTGAAGTAAACTCAATCTTCTCACACTTGGTGTGAGATAGTGTGCAGCGGAGGCGATAATCCGGGCGTAGCCCGGAGAAAGTCTTGGGGTCTTACGCACCTCCACACGCGAGTTTGGTTTCGGACACAGCCTTAAATGTGTGCCCCCTGTTTGGACTTAGAGCAGC